CACAACAAGAAAAATTAGAAAGTTTGTTTGAGATAGAGACAGCTCTTCATATTTTAATTATGAATGTAGAAGCATTTAGCACAGACAAAGGTGTTAAGTTTGCAACTAAATTTTTAAACTCACATAAAACTTTAATGGCCGTTGATGAGTCAACAACAATAAAAACACCCACAGCTAAAAGAACTAAAAACATAATAGATCTTGGGAAGTCTGCAAAATACAGACGTATAATGACAGGATCTCCTATAACAAAAAACCCTTTAGACTTGTACACTCAATGTGAGTTCCTTGATCCGTGGTTATTAGATTTTAGTTCTTATTACGCGTTTCGTAATCGTTATGCTGAAATGAAAACTATGCATCTGCGTGGTAGGTCCATACAAGTTGTGGATGAATTTAAAAATCTAGGTGAGTTATCTGAAACAGTAAAAACTTTTTCAGAGAGAGTGTTAAAAGAAGATTGTCTTGATTTACCACCAAAGATATTTATGAAACGTCACGTTACTCTAACACCTGATCAAAAAAAAATATACGAACAAATGAAGAAAGCAGCCATGGCTGTTTTAAATGGTAAGATTACAACCACCATGACTGTGTTAACGCAACTCATGAGATTGCATCAGATTACATGTGGACATTTTACAGCCGATGACGGTTCTACACAGGCTGTTGATAGCAACAGATTAAACGAATTGATGTCAATATTAGATGAAACAGAAGGTAAAGCAATTATCTGGGCTAACTATCAATTAAGTGTTGGTGAGATAATACAGAGAATAATAAAAGAATATGGAGAGGATTCTTATGTTCATTATTATGGCTTGACCTCACAGGAAGATAGACAAGATAACATACGTAAATTTCAAAATGATCCTAAGTGTAGGTTTATAATCGGCACACCACAGACAGGAGGTTATGGCATCACACTAACCCAGGCACATACGGTTATATATTATTCAAATGGTTATGATCTTGAGAAAAGATTACAATCAGAGGACAGAGCACATAGAATAGGTCAAAATAAAACTGTTACATATATAGATATTATTGCAGAAGATACTGTTGATGAGAAAATAGTGGAAGCTTTAAGAAAAAAAATAAATATAGCCTCCGAGGTTATGGGTGAAGAATTAAAAGAGTGGATCTAAAATAGATCTTTTGCCTTACCAATCACAGGTTTGTATTTTGTTTTACCTTCTGATTTAAAGGCGTGTAAGAATTGTTTTCTAGGTTGATCTGTAACATAACTACAATGTATCCATCCGCTATTAGGTTCACTTGGATCGTAAAACTCTAATATCAATTGATCAAATTCTAGATTGTCATAGATCCAATCAGCAAGTTCTGCATTGTCGATACCCATGCATTCAAAATCAGCCGCTTCTGCTTTTGCATGTTGACTGTTGACTGAGCTGCCTATCTTAACACACAACGCTTCGCTACGGAATCCACTTGTGACCTTTACTCTACCGAAGTGGTCCCGCACCGGCTGTAAAATATTTTCACAAAGTAATTTTAATTTTTCTATCTGTCCTGAGTTTGGATTATTATTTATATCTAATCTGATTGCAGTATCAGATTTAATTAATTCTTGAAGTGTAAAGTTACGTGATAGTTTCATAATCCCTCCTTAAAAAAAGAATCCTTTGTCTAAAACTTTTTCCAGCAACAGAAGTGATACTGCCCCTACAGTACCCAATAACACCCAATAGATCTTATCTATTTTACCGCCCAAATCGTGAATACCTTCGTGCATATGTTTAACGTCCTTTTTTAAGCCTGTAATATATCCATATATAGAGAGCAGATGCTCCCTTGTAGTTTTGGGTCTAATTTTATCTCCGTTCGGCATTATGTTCTTTTTGCTATCTCCCGTTCTAAAGGATTTGATAGTAACGCACTCTCTGTACGTGTCAAGTTTGTATTTACAGGTGTTTTTGCAAATAAATTTGGATTAGGCATAGGTGTTTTTGGTAGAGATCCCGTTGTTATATTTCCCTCAAAAGGAGATATAAGTTTTTGAAATCCTTCTCTTATAACAGGAGGTACCATATCAATAAGAGTTCTATCTTTTTTCACAGGATCACCCTCGCTATCAAATATCATTCTACCATTTTTATTTAATTTATAATCATATGTTTCAGGATCGTAATCTTCTGTAAAAAACTCTTTACCTCTGTAATCTTCTATTACTTCTTTTAATTCTTCTCTAGGGTATACAAACTCTTCGTTTAAAGAAAACTGTCTATCTTCTGTAGCTAATTTATTTAACTCTGATTCTATCGTTTTTACTTTTGTATCAAATCTTTTTTTAGAAAAATTAACAGGAGTGAATATACCATTCATTAAATTAGTTCTAATTTTTCTAGATACTCCTGCATCTTTTAATATCTTTCTTATCACATCCTCATCTAAATCTAAAAGTTCAAAATCTTTTATCCTGATAAACATATCTTTTTGTATTCTAAATGCCTCTTCTTGCATATTTTCAAAAGTTCTTACCATATCGTTTGGAGTATTTTTCGCATAGTTATCGACATTATAAAATTGTTCATTCTCATCAACAGCTCTTAATAATCTATTCATGGTTGCTGCTTGATATTTTAAACTTTTCTTTACATCAATTCTTATAATTCTAGTACCAGCAAACAAGGCAAGTAATTCATCAAATAGTTTTAATGGTGCACCACCTTTTGTGAGATCTAGACTTAAAGCTCCAGATATCTTATCTGTACTTTTAGTTACGCCTGGTTGAACACCGTCCAATACATATGCAAAAGATTTAGCAAACTTTGCACCTAAATCATCTGATGCCGAATACACTGAACCCCCTTGATCTTTTCTACCGTTTCTAGTTGTTACATCTATAAATCTATCAAAACCGATAGGCTCCGTGATAAAAGGTTCTAGAAAAGTAAAGACAGGACCGTCATCTGAAAACATAAGATCCAAAACATATTTTTCTGTCTCCTGTGGGTTTAGATTCTGCTCTTTAGCCTTAGCGATAGCTGCTGCAAAAGGTGCGTGTAGACTGTCATAAGGTGAGAAGTAAGAGAAGTTTATGGCTGCTGACTCACCGTTTTCCCATCCTTTGATAGGTAATAGTTTCGATCTTGAATCCCATACTGCAGCACCTGATCTTTTGTAGGCATCCCACTGCGAGTCTGTGGAGTTGGTTAGATACTG